TCAGAATCTTCTTCCAGACTTTACTTATATCCACTTGCGCAACGAACTTTTTGCTGGCTTCTAATTCGGCATATTTCGCATCGAAAGCATCACCATATAGGTCGATGAGCTCCTTGTTGTCATTGGGGTCAAACAGGGACCATAGGACAGGGTGGTCAGGATTTTTACTCGCTTCCTCTACGCGCCTCATGAATAAATCAGGTATCATTAGAGCAAGGAACAGGTCCCGCGTTCGCATATCCTCAGCCCCATTATTTTTGCGAAGCTCCAAGAAATCCATTATGTCAGGGTGGTGCGGTTCCAAATAGACGGCGATGGACCCATTGCGCTTCCCTGAATTATGGACGAGCCCCAAATCATCGACGACATACGTATGATTATCTTCCACGGTCAGGTCATAAACTTGACCTTCATACGCAATTTTTTCAATATGGTCAATAGGATACCACGAATATTCGGTTGCATTAGGATAACAAACTAAGTCCCCGACAATCAGCTCCGATACTGAAAAAAAGCGATATATGGAACCGCGTTTTATATAAACTTGATGCTCCCCCGTTGCGCGAACGTGTTTCTTTTTAAGTGAGTTCGATATATTATATATTTCTTTATTGATTGTATTTTTAATAACATTCAATACTCTTTTATAAGTTCCGTCATTCGTCATTACTAAATCCCCGATTTCAATATGACAAATCGGTTTCGTTTTTCCATCAAACACCAGAATGTTTGTCTCCGGCGCAAAACACTGATTTATGTATTTGGCCGTCTCGTTATAGACCCGCAACATTGGTATAATCCCATTACTATAACCATTCGAGCTATGAATCCGTGCATTCTTCCCGCGAATATTGTTCATATGAACACCCAACCCTCCGGCCCACTTACTTATTTGCGCGCAATCACTGATATTCTTGTAAATTCCTGCCACACTATCATCAGTCCCGAGCAAGAAGCAACTCAAAAGCTGGGGGTTATTCGTCCCACTATGGAAAAGGGTCGGCGTCGCGTGAATGAAGTTCTTATGACTGAGATAAAGATAGCTCTTTAATGCGGTTGCGACGCTGTTCAGATGGAGGCCTAAGCTAACTCGCATAAATAAATACTGGGGGCGTTCCACAATAACCCGATTAACCCGCTGTAAATAACTCTTTTGGAGCGTCTTGAACCCGAAATAGTCAATCAGATAATCATTATCGTGTTTTATTGATGAATTGAGGAGCGCCTCATTGCTTAAAACCACATCATATAACGATTTGCTAACTAAATCATTTGAATAGAGTATTCTGATTGATTCGGAAAATGTATCCGGCGTGGTTTTGTGATTATTGCTTATTATAATGCGGGTGGCGAGTGTCTCATAATCGGGGTGCTCAGTTAAATGGCTCGTGCAAATTTCGGCAGTTAGCTCATCCAGCTCCTCAGTTGAAACACCATCGTAAATGCGAGAACATACTTTTTGCGCGATTAGATTGGAGCTCACATTGAGGCCGTGGCTATTGTTTTTTATACGGCGCTGGACTTTCTCGAAATGGACTTCCTCACGGTTTCCATCCCTCTTAACTACATAAATTTCGGACATGATTATTATAATATTTTTTGGTTGGTATTTTACCGAACACGAACTGTGTCTCTTACCGTGATTCTGCGAGACTTTCAAAAAAAGACGGTTTCTGTAATTCAATACCAAAAATCAAATCATCAAATACCGGAGGCATTGGATACGGATTCTCCTCAAATTCAACAAGTTTCTTTTTTGAAAGCTCAACAATCTCTTTCAGAACGGCAAGTGGTTCCGGAAGAGTCATAAGACATACAAACTTTTCATAAACTGTGTCGATAACTGTTGGAACTGTCTTCTCTCCATGATAAACAGCAACCAATCCAATTAAAATAATCAGATTCTTACACGAATGAATAAGAATATTGAAAAATGGGACGACATAACCATCGTATTTTTTGTTTTTGTAATCCTGAACGTATTGTGTAAAAGCAATATTTACTTGTAAGGCAAATTTATCTTCTCCTTTTGAACTCCAACATATCGAACGGAATCGGGCCCACTCATCTTTCAAAGTATGTAGGATTTGCGGGGATAATTCGTCGATTCTTGGAAGAACACATTGCGTCCAAAATTCAAAAAATTGCGATGGAGCAAGATTCTCTCCTGTTTCAATCTGTTTATTGTATTTTTCAATAATTACATTCATTGACCAACTACAGAGAGGCCCAATCATATCATCCGGATTGGATATTTTCAAAATATGTCCAATCTCAGATGAAGTAATCGGGTATTCAGTCAAAATTGTAATGAGTTGTTTCCTAAAATATTCAGTGCAATTATTTTTGAAGTCTCTCAATTCGGCGCGACCATTTTCAATGACCTTTTTGTTCATTTCCTTCAAAAGATTAATCTTATCTTGAAGTTTGGCCTTATCTTTCTCAAAAATTTCGCGCTGTTCTTTCATGAACCTGTCGTGGTCTTCGAGTGTAAAGGAGATTTCATCGGGCTTCGATTCCGTTTTGGTAAGCCTCTTCTCCAATTGGGAAATCTTTTGTTTGAGGTCTGATGAGTTATCCTTCAATAGCGTCTGTAATCGGGCGACTTCTTCCTTCAATCCGGCATTTTCAAGCATCAATTTCGCAAATGAATCGTCGGTCTGGGTTGTTTTTGCGGAAATTGAAACCGGTTGCGTTTGCGTGGCCAATTCGCTGGAATCAGTTGATTGTGTCTGCGTTTGCGTGGCAGCTTCTTTTTCACAAGACTTCTTCATTTGTCTTTGAGTCCAAACGTTTTCGGGTTTTTGTTGGGCCGGAGCCGGCGCCGGTGCTTGAACGCTCATCATTGAAAGTGCAGTCGCTATTTGTGAGCAAGAATCTCCCAAGAAGGCCCTGTATTCTTCGAGTTTTGCTCGAATAGAAGATGAGACCGCTTTGGATGATTTGCTAATAAAACAGACGCGGCTTTTGTGAGCTTCGAGCTCAAATCCAACGACAGGAATGACCATGTGTTGAATAAGAGTTGGCTCATTGAAGAACTTTCGAATCAGGTCAATATGCTTGTGATATTTGATGAGCTTCGGGATTTGCGCTCGAAGATGGAACAGAATTGAGTAAAAGAATGATGTTATGAAGTCAATATTTTGACACAATTGATGTCCTGATATCTCATAGCAAATCATAATCAATATAATATTGAAAGGTTCTCCTTTCAATTGTTCGTTTTTTATTTCATAAAAGACGCGCTTCGTATCAGTTCCAAATGAGATGATGAAACTGCTTGTATGAACCTGTAATGTCGGTTCATTTGGGAGCGTATTATGAAGACGAAAACCATTAATTGTTTGTGGCGAACGAGTTGTCATTTTATTGATTTAATGTGTGTAAAATAACTTATAAAAATGTTTCAATTTTTATTTTTGAATTGGAAATTCACCAATACATGGATGACTGTCTTCGTCTCTCATCATAACGTTTTTCCTGTGCTTCTTTTTTCTCTTTTCTTCGAGCTTCAAGTTGTGCTTTTGCGACAATTTCAGGACAGCAACAGAATCCCAATGTGGGGACGCGTTCTTGAAACTGGTCTTGTCCGAGGCGCAATTCATCCATGTATTCGGTATATTCAGCACCAGTCAAACTCCGCAAGTCAAGAGTAGATAAAAAATCTGGATTTGCCCTAAATGGATTGTCTTGAATGAATTTCCATAATTTCTGAATCAATTCAAAAAATAGTTGAAACAGTTGTGGGCCAATCGCTTCTTGATGACTTAATAATTTCTGTTCAAATTCTTTCATAAATACAGATCCTTCAAGAATATTACATAGATGACTAAAAAGTTCATTGTATATATCGGGATTCAATGAACCATTCTTGAATGAGTCATTCAATGCCCGAAACATTTCAGTGAGTTGCATCATCTTATACTTTTCACAAAAATCACATGGAGTTCCACAATCTATGACCGAACAAGGAATTGGACGAGTTGGATTTCTTTGAGCAAACTTCTCCCAACATTTACAATAAATTCCGCGTTGTGCGACATGTTTAACTAAATCCTCAAAAGAACGAAGATTATCCTTACGAAAAATTTCACAGTTATCACATCGTTCTAATTGAATGTGTTCTGCTATCATTGGAAACGACTGTAGTTCCCAAACCAATAGACGGTGTGTCATATAAGTAAGCGAAATGTCAGAATATTTTTTCCGATTGCTTAAAGAAAGATGAACTCTGATAGTTAAGTGTTCAGTTGTTATCACCATTGTTTTAGGCAATAATTTCTTATGAATACGATGATGGTTATACAATCTCATCAATAACTGACATGCTTTCATATATTGTTCTTTTTCAGTTGGGTCTATTTCCATGCTGTCAATTATCGAATGACTGATTGATTCTGGATTACATTCACTGTATGGTATGCAGTCAATATACTGAACAAGAACATTAAAAATTGAACAAAACATCAAATCTTTTTCATTTTGTGATGAAGGATTCTGAGAATTTTCTAAATTCCGTATTGCTTCGACGATACACCGTTGAGCATCAATCGGAACTGTTGCTGAACCGCGATTCCTAGTAAAAATCGGAAAGAATTCCTTGAAAAGGAATTTAATTTCTTCATCGGATAATTCCAGTCTAGATTTGTATTTTTTAATCAAATTTCTGATATATTCCATTTTCGCAAATTTAAACATAAATAAAATATAACGATTTACCATCATTTTTTTCTAATAAAATACTATAATGAATATTATTCTTTTTATTATTTTTATAATTGTTATTTTAGCGATTGTTTGCTCGGACAATGTATTTGGTGAGAAGTTCCAAATAAATAATACGAGCTGTCTTGGAAATTGTCAGAATGACCCACTTACGCAGGCGAAGTGTTGGCAAACGAAGGCGTTCCCCTGTCCAAAAGACAACGGAAGTTTTACTCAATGTACGAATAATTTCAAGAGAGATGTGAATATTGCGGACTGTTTAGAAAGGTCGTATTATTATAGTCAGGCTGACGAAAGATTAAGTGAGAAATGCGTTTATGAGAAGACATTTCCATTCGCAGTTAAACCGCTGGAATCTACATCTACACCAAGTATTTTCCCGAGAATAAATGTGTGGCGGAATGATGATATTCCAGTCCTTTTCGTTTAAATGTTTTTTGTATAAATATTTTATTATAATAATTATGTCTGATATTGATTGTAAGTGTCCAAAATATGTGGGAGAACCGTTCCCATATATTACATATACATGCGAACCTTCATCCATTTATATAAATTACATTATGAGCCAACTTTTGATTCGCTCCAATTATTATAACTATTTACAGACCGGCGTTAATCAGGCGCCGGACCTCAAAAATAAATACTCATACACAGTTCCAATCTACACATTCAAATATTATTCAATATTGGACCCACAGATTGTGTTGAAAACATACACATACCAGCAATTATTCAATATTTATCTCATCGCCCAACAATACAAAACCCTCGACAGCGTCCCCTTCGAGGTAAAAGACAGCTGGGATGATGTAGATAAAGAGGTCTATACGAATATATTAATGCTTCCAGTTATTGAATCTCTCTATCAGGCTATCGCCTTTGCGAACCAATTTAGGGCCGAAGGTCGCGATTATAGCTATACATTCACGATTCCGAGAAATATCATCGCTATTGAGCGCGAAGAGATACCGGCGGGGCAAATATATTCGCGCTGTTATTCGCGGGATGAGCTGATAACTATTTCGCGAAATGCACCCGTTTTCGTAAATGCGTATGAGTTTAACGGAATGTTTATCGAGTTCGCGCGAAGATAAGTTGTTATTTATATTTGATAAACAGTTATAAATTTCTTCCGTAAAAGAGTTTTACGGAAGAAAATCGGAACTTCGACAGGTTTGACAGGTTTTTTGCTGTTTGACAACTTGTGAAAAACATTCTAAACAACAGATGTTGTGTTGTGGGCATTTTCCAATGACACTTGCTGAATTTTCATTCAGACAAAATAAGCATGTGTCGAGTTCTGTTTCAGATGCTGGAACCGTCGCAAAAATTTCAACGCAGAATGGACTCGCAGACATAACATATCGGTCCAAATATTCAAAATATTGACTCAATTTTTTGATTGAGACCTGTCGTGTAAATCGATGATAAATTGGTTGATTACCGACATGAAGAGTCGCATACAAAAAGCAACAATACTGGAATAAATCAATTGAATGCGACGAATTGTCAATGAGATAAAAATAGCGCAGGATTTTCCTGAACAATTTCAAGAAATTGCGGAAATTCTGGCAAATAATATCTTGGTAAGTGAATGAAAAATGAGCTTCACCATAATTTCTGGTAAGAAACTCAGGAATATCAGGCACTTCTTTCAATTCTGGCAACTTGTCATTGAACCCATGTTGTCTCATAAAAGCCGTCATTGAAATCATCGAATCCGTCATAAATTTCAGAAATTGTTCTTTTATTTCTCCATTCAAAACCGCATTGATTGCGTCATCTGAATATATTCCAGAAATAATCAATGAAAACAATTTCAGAATTGAATTTGGATCGGTGATTGAAAAATTCGGGATTCTTGGACTCATATCAGGACATAGCGCATGAAATTCACAAATTGGCTGAATATAAGAGCACTGAGATTCTCCTCTCAATATCCGGTTCAACAAATCGACGCCTAATATGATTTGTGAAATTGGAACAGACTCGGTTTTGATTTCTCCGGAGCTTGGATTGATGACACAACCATTCATGGTTGATTTGTGAAACAAATCAGTTTCTCTGGAACCAGTGTCGCAATAAATCTTCATTGAACATTTTTTGCTCATACAAAGAAATTGTAAATTTCCAGATGAAAAATTCGTAAAAGGTATATAAACATCAGACGGATTCACAATTGGATGACCATCAAAATTGATACAAACATCGAAGATTTCAAGAAGTCTAATCATCTCCATTATTTCACTAAGATATAATAGTTTTCCATCTCCAGCACACTCATCGCAACAATAAATCGGAAACTGTAAAAGCCAATAAGTCAATTCTTGTGAAACTGGCAAAAGAGGCGTTCCATCATTCCTTTTATGTCTTTCACCACAAAAGGAACATATGGTTTTTGTGGAATATGAAAGATGCCTTAATCTCATTAGAGAAGTTGGTGGTAATATAAGCTTTAATAATAACATTTATAGGTTATATCATAAATAACTGATGAATAATTTATTTCAATTTTTATAATAATTTTCAATTTTCAAATCGAAAATCCTATGATAGAGCTCGACACATCGGACATTTGATTTGACCAGTTGCGAGTATTTCATCATTCAATAGCCGAACCAAACACTCACAACACACAAAATGCTTGTCATTACAAGGTAATGAATATCCGACCTTCTGGTCTAAACAAACTGGACATTCTCCTTGTATAACAGGATTCATCCCATTTGCTTTCATTTCTTCGATTCTTTGAGCAGTATACTGTGATTTGATTGAATCGCCAAATCGGGTTAACATAAAGATTCCAAGAGTATGGCCATGGGATGCTGAATGCTCAAAATACTTGTATGCTTTCTGAAAATTCTTTTTAATTGAGATATTTCCATGAAAATACAACATCCCAAGCTGATAAAGCGCATCTGGATGGCACATTGACGCTGCTAATTCTAAATAGTGAAGCATATTCTCATAATTGTGCTTGTCATAATACAACATCCCAAGCAAATAATCTGCCTTTGGATAGTTCATTGTAGATGCCAATGTCAAATATTGGAGTGCCTTATTGTAATTGCGACGGATGTTTCTTATGGGAGAGGCTTTTTTCTTTCTCCTGCCATAGAAATATATTTCTCCAATTCGACAAGTCGCATATGGAGATGGTAATAAATGATATGAAATGAATAGTAAATATAGTTCATATTTGATGTCAGTTTTTGAATATTTGAATGAAGTTTTATTCAAAAACTTGACAAAATTCATAATATCTGATTGAGTCAAATATGGAAATTGAGGATCTGAGCGAATTCTTTCGACCGCACTTAACGGACTTTCGTTTTCTGTTAATGAGAACATTTGATTAATTCTTCCTTCCATTTTTATTTGGTAAAAATAAATAGAAATATTTAATCAATTTTTACGGGGCGGGAGGAGCGAAGCGCTCCCGCTTTTACTATTGATTATTGCGCAAATATACAGTAGTTTTTTATAAAATGATTCGCGTTTATCTGAGCAAATTGAATAGTGTATATTTTATAAATTGATTCGCGTTTATTTGCGAAACGTCATCAAGTGTTTTCCTATTCGTAGATTGAATAGTCTGGTTTTGCGACCCACCATACATATCCAAACAATACGAACAGATATACGAATGTCGTAATAATGAATATTACTTGAAGTGAAGCAATATTTTCTAACAATCCGTATATGATTGATAAGATAAGAAAAAGCAAGATTGCCATTCCAGGACGATGTGAATTAAACATTGGTTTGTCGAACATCTTATTTATATTATAAAATTCAATCTTGAATTTACTATCAATTTTTTCCAGTCCTTTTTTCAGTCCTACATATCAAGAGCAAGAGGAGCCGGTGTGAAAAAAGCAAACAGCTCTTTCAAAAATTGAAGAATCTCAATAATCTCCGGAGTCAAATCGCGTCTTTCTTGTAATTGTTCAAGGACTGGTGTTAAAAAACACACAAGTTTCTTGATGAATCGATTTGATCTAATCAATTGAATTCGGATAATATACCGATATTCAATCAACTCTTGTTTTTGTTCAGGATTTTTTTCGTCCTGATATTCGTCCTGATATTTCATCGAATAGTGCGCGGAAAGTCGTTCTTGAAATCCTTGAAAGTTTTTCCAGAGACTTTGAAGAACAACGCCAATATCAGACTGATAAAAAAAATGGTTGATTTCTTCAACTGACGCTGTTCCTTCAATAATTGCGCGAACTCCACACTGTTCGAGTCCTTCTCTTAAATTGCTTGAACCAATATAGCGAAATTCTGTGAATTGTATCGTTGCTTCATCTAAACTTATATCAATATCCAACGCATGAAACAGAACAAAAAACCAGATGTTAAAATGTTCAAATGTTCCATTTGGACGTCGAATAAAGATATTTATGGAAAAACCCGTAATGAAAACAATTAAATACTGATCATCATGTCCAAATGGTATAATTCCCTGTTGAATACATTCTGGTTTAGAATACGCAGGTGTTCTTGTAAGAGGACCATTAAAATCATCATCATCTATATTATCGCCTCGACTTTCACCAATATCTGGATACCATTTGGTATCATGACTTCCAACGTCAATAACTTCGGTTGTTTTTATTGAAACTACTGCGAAACTCACTTGAAAATCGCCTCCTACACCGGAAAGATAACTTAATCCAACAAGACCCAAATTGTGGTCAATAAAATTGACGACGGGAGGATTTTGACGGTCGGAAAAAAGCCTAATCAAAGAACGAGAAGGACGAATCAGATGAATAAATTCTTGACAAATCATAAACCAAGATTTTTTCATCAACAGTCTCTGGATGAATGAAAAAAACAATTCTTTTGATTCATCAAATGAAACATAAAGTATTTTCCCATTCAAACGGAACATTCTCTGAAAAAGATTGAAAACAATCGACATAAAATGATTATAGTCGAAGAAGTCAAAGTATCCAATTTCTCGAAGAGAATGAACAAGCATTTTCCACAAAACTGGGATGCGCCGCTCGTTCGAAGATATCCGTCTGAATTGTTGAATAAAAGACATGACATTAAAGCACCCGAGCGCAAAGTTTGGCGAGTGAATCTCGCTCTTCATCGCGAAACGAATATCAATCAAATCTTTTTCAAAAATACATAGTGAAAATTCTATGGTTGGAACATAGGTCATGTTCGGCTGAATTTGTGAGATGTCATGAAAGCAAATAAAACATTTGATTTCATTTACACCTGAAAGCGACCGTAATATAACACAAATCGGAATACCAGATTGAAAAAATTCTGGTATCATACCAATCTTGATATAATGTTCCGAACTCATGGTCTGAAAAACCAATTGATATCTTTCTCCTCGATGTTCAATTGAAAAACTAGGATAATTTTTTGAACATACACTCTGTTCTGAAAAGCATGTCAGTTGAGAATTTGTAATATTTAATAAAAAACGTATTGTCATTTTTATTTCATAAAATTAATTATTGTTTTTAGTATCAATTTTTATTCTTCATTTACGGAGGAGCAAAGAGCTCCCGCTTTTTTAGTTATTTACAGAAGAATCCTTTTCTTCTTCTCCTTCTTCTCCTTCTTCTCCTTCTTCTCCTTCTTCTCCTTCTTCTTCATATTCTTCTTCTCCTTCTTCTCCTTCTTCTCCTTCTTCTCCTTCTTCACCTTCTTCTTCATCACCTTCACCACCCATATTCATTCCTCCCATCATCTGTCTCATGCTGTCCATATCCATACCTCCAAATCCAGATGAGGAGCCTTCTGGTTCCTCCTCTTCTGAATCCTCCCACTTATCCCAATCAATCTTTATATTATTTTTATAAATTCCTCTTACTTTCGTCAAAAAATCCCATTTTTCATAATCAGCTTTTTCAAGAACAATCGCTATTCTGTTATCGTATTTATTATAAGACACTTTCTCAACTGCTTTATCTAAATCAAACTCAATCTGGTAATTTTTGGATTGTGATGAGCAACTAAACAGGAATTTGTTGTTTTCGCAAGATACGGTTTCTTCTTCAATATTTGGTAATCTGATGGTTATATCAACTGATTCCGGTGTTTGAGACCATAAAAGTGTAGGTGTGTTGAATGTTGTGGATGTCATAATTTGTTCTAATAAAATAAATATGTATTTTTTACGAAGCTGTAAAAACTGATGGTAAATTGAGAGTGATTTTATAATAGTTTTAACGTAAAATGTTGTTATCATCATTTTTAAATAAAAGTGGAGTCAAAATAACTTCGCAAATACAAGCTCTCATAGACAAGTTTGGAGATCGATGGATTCCCAAACAATTCCAAAAATATTTTTGGAAAAGAGTCAGATTGCTCAAAAAAACTGACTTGTTTGGAAATGGATTTGATTATCTGTCTGATGAATTCATGGAAAAATTTCCCAAGTTTGAGGTGTTGTTTGTCAAAATATGGGTCTTGATTCACGACATCTCTTTCAATATAGACATACGTGCAAAACCAGTCTTGAATGAATATACATATAAGATGAAATGTGGTCATCATGTATATATAACATGTCATGACGATTCCGTTCAAATTGTCATCCCGAACTGTGATTATTATCCACCGGATGATGTTGAGAATTTTACGATTTGTTAAAAATTGAGAAATTTTATAAAAAACTGATGGTAAATTGAGCATGAATTTATTCGTATTTATAGTAAAATGATTTCTTTAAAAGTATTATTAAAATATTTTATAGATATATTAAAACTAGAAAAATCTGAACATTGTAAAATCGGTGAGTTGATTCAATTTTGTCAAACTATCTTACGAAAGTTGGAATCAAATGAACCACTTGCTCAAAATGAGAAAACTTTTTCGGAATACATTTCCATGGTTTCACAAATTTTAGGGATGCTCGATAAACTTAAAGAAATTGAAGGGGGCGTTAATTCCAAAATTAAATCGTACAATGAATTCCGTAAAACTTTTAGTGAGCAATTTAAAGATAGATATAAAGGGTTTATGAATTACATGAATTTTTCATCTTGTTTTTGGCCATCTGTATCAGCAGGCGGAGGAAGATATAAAAGTTCCGGTGGTGGACAAAAAACACCTCGGATAATAACTAAGGATGATCACCTTACAATGGTTTCCAAAGGAGAAGCAATGAATCTCGAAAGATCGCGTTCATTGAATGAATTTAAAGACATATCCGAACAGCATTCTCGTTTTTTGAAAAGACTTTCTGATTTAAAATCATTTCGTTTAGATATAATTAGAAAATTTAGCTTAGAATCACCATCTTCAGAATTTTCTTTTTTCTTATCTGATTTCAATCAAAATCATTTTGAAAAATTTCAATATAAATTCAAGGTTTTTGATAAAATGTTTCAATTACTCAAAGCGGAAATTGATGCTTTTAATCATCGTGTCATGTCTGAAATACAGGTATGTTCGAGTAATACTGAATCAATTTATCCAATTATCCATCACAATAACTGGATAAAGGCAAGTATAACTTATAGTACATTTTATGGAAAGAAAGATTGAAGTAAAAGGTCTATGTAAATCTTCGGATTTTATAAAAATTGAAAATATAGAGCTTTCTCTACTGTATAATACATACAAACAATGTTGAAAAATCATTGAATTTTATAAAAAACTGATGGTAAATTAAGTCTGATTTTATTGATAATTTATACAAGATGAGTATTCATAATACTATTCCTCCTACTCTTTCCGAAGAATCGGTCAGTACTATTCCTCATACTCTTTCCGAAGAATCGGTCAGTTACGAAAACTTCATACCTACAAATTTCAAGCAGTATAATACGCTGGAAAATTTAAAACTTGGGTTTCGTAAAATCAACCAACTGAAAAAGACAGGTCAATCGACAGTAATACATAATCTGATAACAGGTGATCTTGTTATCACATGTAAAATTGGAAATTCAATGTGTATACTAACGACGAGCACTAATAAAAATACATCACGGATTAAAATCGAGTATTTTCATAATGAAAAAAAAATCAAGTATGAAGAACAAAGATTTGATTCAAAAAATTTATCAGGACATCTTCGATCTTATCTTTTGACACCAGAGTACCTTGAAGAACTGATAGCGTTCGAACAACAAGAACAAGAGCGCAAAGATGCACTTGAAGAAGCTCACAATTCAAACCCACAAAAATGTGATTCGGATACATGTGAACATTGTTCTTATGAAAGACTGCTTGACTGGTGTAAGCCTCGTGAACTTGGCTCTTATACCTGAAACCCGAAGATTTACATCGTTTCTGATTTTATAAAAATTGAAAATATAGAGCTTTCTCTACTGTATAATACATACAAACAATGTTGAAAAATCATTGAATTTTATAAAAAACTGATGGTAAATTAAGTTAGTTTTTGTGGATATTAGTATAAGATAGAATCAACAATGCTTATCATAGTTAAAACATATCTTGAAACAACAGGAAAAACAATTACTCCCGAAATAATAGATATAATTAAATTGATAACTAATCCAAAAAACAAGGGGTTATACATATCTGACTCATTATTCATAAGACTCTTTGATTCCCAAAAACCATTATTATACTCGAATCATATCGGATCTCAGAATCCCATTTACAACCTACTATTGTTGTTATTGTGGATGAAAATTCATGGACCATTTCCTAAGCGTGGATTTAACACTTGGGTTGTTAATGAAAACCTGCAAATCCAATTACCAAATGATGATGATTCTTGTAATATTGCGATAGTATCAAATGGAAAGAAAAACTGGAGCCAAGAATTCAGTTCATCGGCGATGGTATCTGCAATCAATGAATACATGATGACGCCAGAGGAGCTTGAACAACAGAAAGCGTTCAAACAACAAGAGAAATTGCGCAGAGATGCGCTTGAACTAGCTCACAATTCAAGACCAAGAACATGCGGTGGTGTTCGTGAATGTGAGCATTGTCAAGATGAAAAATGCGATAGTGAAAGATACTCTACTGGCTATACCTGAAAACCCGAACCGATGTAAAAATCCTCGGATTTTATAAAAATTGAAAATTTAAAGCTTTCTCTACTGTATAATACACACAAACAATGTTAAGAGGAGATACATTACCTGCTCAATCATCCAAGTCGGATTTCATTTTCCAGTTGGTTTCTATACAACAAGATGTCGTTATCGACCCAGAAGAAGAAGATGTCGATGAAGATGACGAAGAAGAAAAAAGGGATTCCCCAGAAGAGCGCGATTTTACCGTTCGAATGTTCGGGATAACCGAAAAATCGGAGAGCGTCAGTGTAAAAATAGTAGGGTTCACACCCTATTTTTACGTTCGCGTCCCATTCGAGCTTCAAACTAAATTCACGAAAAGCCATCTTCGGATGTTCGTATGTGATTTGACAGCGAAAGTTCGCAAAATGTTTCGGGAATCCATTATCCATAGCGAGATTGTTATGCGAAAGGAATTCTACGGTTTTACGAATGAACGAAAGATGAAATTTATCCGGCTCCGTTTTCGCAGTGTCGAATCGATGCGGGCCTATTCATACATTTTGAAGAGACCCCTCAAAGTCGCCGGTGTTAGCGTAAAAGAGTTGTTTTATACTCTATACGAGAGCAATATTGACCCAATCCTGAGGCTCTGTCATATTCGTGATATAAAGCCCGTCGGATGGGTTAAATTATCCGCCGATAATTTCAGGATAGTCAAAAAGATAAGTCGCGAAACGCGCTGTCAGTATGAGTTTATCATCAACTGGGACAAAATTGGACCAGCTACGAACCCCAATATTGGCCCGATGGTGGTCGCCTCTTTTGATATAGAGTGCGTCAGTATGGACGGAAGTTTCCCGACCGCCCATCGAAAGGAGGACGCCGTCATCCAAATTGGGACGACGGTCCATTATCACGGCCAGAAAGACTGTTTCTTCAAGCATATTATTACGCTTGGGAAATCTGACCTTATTGATGGCGTTGTCGTTGAGAGCTATGAAACGGAGCGCGAGGTTCTGTGTGCTTGGACGAAGCTAATCCAACGGTTGGACCCCGATATCCTAACGGGATACAATATTTGGGGGTTTGATTTGAAGTATATGTATGACAGGGCCGACCTTTTAGGAATAAAAGAGGAGTTCTGTCA